GTTGTTCTTCAGGTGTTTGTTGATCCAGTCGCATTTTCTTCAACTGTAGATCAATAACCTTGAGTTTCTTGTTCATTTTGGCTGTTTTAGCAGTGATAGCATGGCCTAGCATGGTACCTGCTACATTAAATATCTCGCTAGCAAACCGTGAGTCTACCTGCATGCCAAGATCCATGAGATCTTTGTAGCTGTCTTTGGCCAAGTCTGCCAGTTCGTCCATCTCAGTGTCGCTGGCACTTAAATCTCTAACAGCAGGCAGAGCTGTGTCGATCTTGTCAATGGCCATGTCTATTGCTGCCAGTTGTGTTTGTGCTTCTTCAATGGTGGGGGTGTTGTCTTTGGTTTCAATTTCAACCGAAGAGGGCAAGTCAAAAAGGTCTTCTAATTTCCGCGTCATGCGGATATTTATGGATCAATTGCGACCGTTGGAAAACATATCGTTTTCGGTGATTACTCTGAATGTTAGGCCTTGGCGACCGCACCACTTTTGGGCGGCTCCCCACTTGGCGTAGTTAACAGCTACTACAGCGCGATCACGGCTGCTCATTTTTGATTCGATTACACTTTGCTTCTTGGGTTTGATTTCAATTAGCTCTGCCCGAACAGTGTTGTCTTTTTGTCGATAGGTGATTAGAAAGTCAGGCACATAGTTGCTTTTCTTGCCTGTCACAGGATTCATGTAGGGTATGGCAATACTTTCACTAGCCCACTGTAGTACATTGTCGTTGGTGTCGCAAAAGCGCATGAAGCTGTGTTCCCATCCTGAACGATATCTAGGCGTGCCACGACCCACATACTTGGAAGGGTTTTGTACCATGTATTGACCTTGCGCCCAACGACTCATTGTATTACCAGGCGTGCGGCGTATTGATTGGGAGTTGAACTGGCGTTGATGCCAAGCAAGGTGGCTCTGCTACGAATCATGTTCAGGTAATAGGCTAGGCTGGCATTTAGATTCAATCCAGTTTGCCCTTGCATGGCTTGTAATAGTGTCAGTGCTGGTATGTTGGTATCTTCTGCTACTCTAAACAAGCTCACAGTGAAGTTACCTGCGGCTCGTTTAGGCATCACACTGGAAAAATATGAATTCACAATGTCATATTCTTCTGCAGGAACGTTGGTATCATAGTCGTAGAAACTGTCAAATACTCTGACTGTGAGATCTTTTTTGTAATTTGCGTAATTTACTGTGCTCATACACCACCACCTACTGGTTGATTGTTGTTGATTCTATTAACTGTGGCTTGATTGCGAGCCGCAGTGGCTGTTGGAAAGAAGAAACCATCAGCTTTGCTGGCCACACTTCTTACGGCTCCAGGCAAGCTGCCTTGAATAACTTCAGTGCCAAGTGCTGTGGCTTCAGCAACTGCAATGCTCTTAAGATTCTTACCCTTGAATGTGTTGTAAACTGTGCTGGCTTTTTGTGCGGCACCAATCAGGCCCAGCACAGAACCAGATTGCAGATCTTGTGCAATACCACCAGCGGCATCAATTAATCCGCCTTGGCCAAGAATGGTAGCTAGGCTGCCTGGACGAGCCAGTGGGCTTGGAGTAGTATCATAATGTGCAGCTTTTCCAAATCCTGGTGCTTGTTTGTTTGGCGCACCTTGTTTGTATTTTACAGTTTCATATGCAATGGTCATTGAATGTTGCATAAGGCCGTTGCCTTGACTATAATCATAGGTATCATGACTCCAGTTTGAAATCAACGGATTGATCAACACATACTCTGCATACTTGTGTTGATAATCAAATCCAAAAATTCTTATGTCTGTAAAAAACGGAGGCTTGCCCGAAGAGCTGGATGTGCCATCGTTGACTGCTTCACCTATATAGCCCCAGTCATTCACACCACCCATGCGGTCTTGATTGTAAATGTCACGGGCACTATATCCGAATCCTCGAGTACCATTGTTCTCGGCACCCATGCTACCATTGGTGCTGTTGGTGGAGCCATAGTTCTGGCTGGCATCTTTATAGTAGTAACTGTAGTAGTTGTACCACACGTTGCGAACCAAATCTGATCCGTCATCGTGGAATGTAATATTCACAGGATCATAATTGATCTTGGTTTGAATCACACGTTTACGATTGTATTGGTTTAGTGTTTCAGTGGCAATGGTGTACTTGGGCAAGTCAACTGTTTTGACCAGCAGACTTATGTTGTTTACATCAGTTTCGCCTAGTGCACCTTTAAGGGCAGGAATTTGTGCAGTGTTGATTGTAAACGCCACATGGAACAAGAACTTAAAGCGCGGCTTTAGTTCATATCCATTAGGTGTAAAAACTCGGTTGGCATGATCATATCCACGCAGTCCGTTGACTGCGGTGAATCCTTGAAAGATCTGCTGACCAAATGTGGCTAATGACATTAGTTATTAGCTAGTTGTACCAGCACCTGTAACAATGTCACCTAATGTTCGGCCAATAGCACCACCAATACCAGCACCGTTAGAGCCAGATGGAATTTGGTTGGCGTTATCATACGCTATAGTCATGTTGATTGTGACAACTGCACTTTCGGCATAGCTCAATTGACCGTAATCAGCTTGCTTCAAATAGCATCCATACAATTCCCATGTTTCAAGAACCACTGGAGCAGCAGCACCGTTACCACCATCTAGAATTTCAATACGTGTCAAGAACTTGTAGTCAATACCAGAACTGGCTGATGCCATTTCTAAAAAGTCCATTTGCTTTTGCATTTGTTCACCAACCAATTTGCTAACTGACCCAGCGGCGTCGTCACGGACTTCGCAAGCAACGTCGGCCCATGTAGGCTTACCAGCCAACTTTAGAGTTGAATTATAAATTGGAATAGTAACTTCTTCAAAACTCAAATTAGGTCTTGCAAAGGTCATTACTTGTTTGGTTAATTCTGTTGTTGGTTTTTCAACGCCAAAGTTCTCAAAAAATACGCGAAAGCGATATTTGAGTTTGGGCATCAACAAACCCTGATCAGCCTGGCCTCCCAGTGGAACTGACATTCTTGATAGTGATGAACTAGACATTTTGTAGGTATCTCCTGTTACGTTTATTTAGTTGAATTGGTGAGTGAAAAATTACCCACCGTTTTCATTAGGCCGCTTGTCCTGAAATCTCGCCAGTGTTCTTGATACGCAATGGAATATAGATAAATTCCACGGCCTTCACTGGTTCAATAGCAATATCAACATACAACTCATTACGGTCGATACGTGCCGGAGTATTATTGCTCAAGTCACAAACTACCAAGTAGTCATAGATACCACGCTTGGCCACCAAATCAATCATTAGTGAGTTGATAGTGTTGGTGATTTCAGCACGGGTAATGTCGTCATTGGGTTCAAACAAATACAATTTACCAATTTCTTCAAGTCTGCCACGCAAGAACGCAACCAGTCGTGATACATTGATACGATCCAAAGCACTAGTAACACTAGTTGTGGTCTTGTTACCAAAGTTGGTAATGCCAACACCCGGAATAAACGTAATTGGGTTAATGTCGTTTTCATACAGCACATCACGTAGACCTTGTCCAACGTTGATTTGTTCAAATTCGCCAGTGGCTGCATCAATGTAACCAATAGCAATAGCATTGTCAACCACACCACGACGTGTACCAGCAGGTGCTAACCACGGATAACTCACTGCATCACTACGGATAATGGTACGCATCATCATGTGACTTGGTGCTGTTACAACAGGATTACCCGTTGTGTCTGTGGTCTGGCAGCTGGGATAGAATGTACCCAAGTACTGGCTGGCAGTTACTAAACCATCTTCAGATCGGAATCCTAGTCCACTATTATTGGTTGCCCAGGCTGCTAGATCAGTGCCGTTGGCTGCAAGACGCATTGGTGTGTCGCCTACCACAAACAATGTGTTGTTACGTTCATTACTGAGTGCAACCATGTTGGGAATCAACTCTGGATAAGCTGTGGCGGCAATCAAACTAAATTGTGCTTGTTCTTCACGAGCAGCAGAGCTGGTATCGATACCTGCTTTCATAGCTTGTACAACCAATTGACGTTGTGCTTGTCGACCAGACCACATTGCACCATCATCTCTGTTGCCACTTGCTGTGAGCCAGGTATTGGTTTGTGTGATTGCTGCCCAGTAAGCTGGTGCAGTTCCTGGAGTCTGGTTGAGGTTATTGTATTGCAAAGAAATATAGTTAGTGCCAGAATAACTTACATAATTACCAGTGATGTAGGTTGTGCCACTTGACCACGGATCTGCAGGGTATGCTTCAGCATTGAAATAGTTACTCTGGAAACTCTTGACATTGTAGCCTGAACGACGTGTGTTAAACAACAACATGCCCTGCGGATAAAGTTGCGGATTTGGAGCATCTAAGTCCAAGTAGCCACTGGTTAATAGACTGTCAATGCTAGGAATTGCATCCATCACAGGGTCAGTTGTGCCGTTTGGTGCCCAACGTGCATCTGCAAACAAAATACCGTTTTGAGTTGTTTGATCAGTAGTATCAACTTCTATCCACTGATCCACGCCGTCAACAACTTGCCAGCGAT